TATTGCTGGCGCAGGTATTTATGAGGCAACAGGCGCATACAATACTATCGATGCTGCTTTAGCTAACGGCGCGGTTGTGACTCTATTAGGTTCAGCGGGTGACATTGTTCAGCCCAACCTATTCTGGCACAAGCAAGCATTCTCAATCGGTTCTGTTCCTATCCCTAAACTGTTCTCAACTGACACGTTGGCAACAACTGAAGATGGGTTACAAATTCGAGTGAGTAAATACTCAGATGGTGACGCGAATAAGCAGATTGTACGTTTCGACTTACACCCAGCTTATGCAACACTTAATCCGTTCTTTGCTGGACAGGGTCATGGGTAAATAATAATTGAGGGGTGTAAAAACCCCTCCTTTTTAATTAAGGAAATAACATGACTATTTGGATTAAGCTAAACGGCACAGAGTTAGAATTAAACGATCAAAAGGGAAACATTGAAGCGGCTCGAAAGCTTGGATGGAAACCAAAAACAGAAGCTAAGAAAGAAAAACCTATTCAGGCAGTAAAGAAAGAAGCACCTAAAAAGGCCAAGTAAAATGTCTACTGGCACAAAATTAGTTCAAGGCGCGTTATCTCGGTTAGGCGCTCATTCTCCATTAAAGCCAGCCGGCCCAGAAGCAATAGACGCAGGCAAAGATACGCTTAATTCTATGTATTCTAGTTGGCAAGATGACAGTATAGAATTTGGCGCTATGCCTCTTGAGGCTGTTGGTGATGAATTTTCGGAGCCTATGGGCTTAACGAATACCATCATGGATAACTTAGCTATCTTATTACAACCTCAGTTCCCCGGTACGCAAATATCAATGGATTTAAGGGCAAACGCTACACGCGGATACACTGATATGAAGGCTAAATTTCAATCCATAACAATACCTAATCTTATCGGTAGAGAAACTTTACCAAAAGGCCAAGGAAATCAGCATAACCGTTATTGGTCAAACACTTATTTTGATAAGGGTGAGGAAATTGGCTGAGATTGATTTCCCAATAGGTCTAGAAGGTACAGAAGGACTCCCCAATTCAAGGCGTATCTTGAAGAATTGCTTTAATGCTGGCGGCCCAATCATTCAAAGACCCGGAATAGCCGGCATAGGTGAGAATGGTAAAGTAGCTAGAGGCGCTTTTGAGTGGAATGGCAGCCTTTATGAGGTTGCTTCAACTAGCCTCTTAAAAGTCAACACAGACGGTTCACACACTGTTGTCGGCACAATCGCGGGTACAGCATTAATTGATACCGCTATCGGATTCAATACCGCTGCCATTGTTGTTAAAGGCGGCCTAGGTTATACGCTAGATAAGTCTGATGTCATCACTCAAATAACAGATCCAGATTACGTTGCCTCTGATTCAGTTTGCCATATTAATGGGCGGTTTGTTTACATCCCTACAAATGGCGATCCCGCTTTCTTCTCTGATGTTGGAGCGGCTGGCACAATTCAAAACTCATCTTTCTTTGATGCGGAAGAATTGCCAGATTTAAATAAAGTCTGCTTTAACTTCAAAAACCAACTTATTATTGGCGGTACAGATTCTCTTGAGTTCTTTAGAGATTTAGGAAACCCAACAGTACCCTTTCAAAGATTAAACGCGCGAATTGATAACGGGTACATCGGCGGTATATTAGAGTTTAATAACACCTTCCTGTTTATAGGTAGAGAGAAAAATCAAAACGTAGGGGTTTATTCTATCGGCCAAGGGTTAGCGCCTAAGATTTCCAATGAATATATAGATACCATCCTTTCAACCTACACTGTTGATGAATTAAGCGATTGCATATCTGGACGAATAAAGTGGAATGGCTTTGATATTGCTACCTTTACCCTTGCGCGTCATTCATGGGGCTTTATGGGTGGTAACTGGTTTGAGTTAGACGTAAGAGTTGACGGCATCAATAGACCTTGGCAAGCGGGTTATATTGTCGAGTTTAACTTAAAATACTACAGCTTTTCATCTGATAATATCGGTGTCTTTGAGTCAGTTAATAAAGATTATAATTTACCTTTTGAGCGCCGCATTAATGGCGTATTTGAAAGCGAAGGATCATTTTCTATTCAAAGATTAGAATATCGACTCTCGCAGGGGTATAATAGCTCGGACGGGTCGGTTACTTTACAGGTATCTGATGATAATGTTTTGTTTGGCCCTCCGTTTCACCAAAACACAGCCGATATAGGCAAGTATTCTGATAAACTAGAGTGGAACTACCCCGGAGGCTTAGGTTTTTACGATGGATTATTTGCGTACAACCTAACCACAGTTGAAGACATTGATTTTTCAGCCACTAGAATTATGGTAAACCAAAGATGATAGCCGACACACCGCAATCAGGCGATAAGATTACAGAGGATGGCATTCCTACTGCTCAGTTTCAGTCTTTATTAGAGTCCTTGGAGTCAGCGGTTAATCTTAACACCCCTTTAACAGGAACTGGTTCCCCAGAAGGCGTACTAACAGCCTTGCCTTATCAAGTTTATTTAGACACTGCCGGCGGTGCTGGTACAATAGAATATAGAAAAATGACCGGCTCAGGTAATACCGGTTGGATTGCAGTTTAGGAGAATAAAATGGCTTTTACAGACGATATTCAAACAAGAAGTTTTTGGGATGATTTTAATGACCCCGGAGACTTTGCTGGTCGAGGCGCTCAAAAGTCAGCATTAACAGCCGCCCAACTACAAGCGGACGCATCTAGAGAAGCATCAATGCTTCAGGCTGCGGGTCAAGAACGCGGGCTACAAGCCACTCTTGAACAGCTTGGAATCACAAGAGAGCAATTTGCTCCTTTCCTCACGGCTGGTGTTGGTGCGCTACCTGAATTACAAGAAGGATTCCAACCACAAAGAGGCTCAACCCTCGGTGGATTAGATGGAATTCTCAATGAGATTATGGGCGGAGATGCTTTTGGCGGTTTAATTGATGAAAGACGCAGAGGTGTTGAAGGTCAGCTTGCGGCTGGCGGATTAACTCGCTCAGGCCGAGCATTAGAAGAAGCGGCGGCTATCCCAACAGATTTAGCGTTTGAAATAGAAAGTATGATGTTTGGCCGAGGCCAATCGGACGAAATAGCGAGAATGCAAGGATTACAAAACCTCGTACAGACAGGATTAAGCGCGGCAGGAACAAGAAGTGGTCGAGGTGGTAGCCTTACGACCCAAATAGCAAACCAACTAGGCGGCATTGGAGCGACACGCGGAGCAGGGCTAACAGGTTCAGCCGAAGCAATCGCATCTGGTATTTATGGCGCTAATCAAGCTCAGGCACAAGGTAAGCAGAATATTCTAGGAATGGCGGCTTCATTGTTTTCAGATCCAAGACTCAAGAAGAACATTAAGAAAATAGGCGAGATAGGCCCATTGAATTTAGTTGAGTGGGAATGGATTGATGGATTAGGCGATTCATTTGTTAAGTCTTTCCCTACGATGGGTTACTTATCAACTCAAGTTAAAGAATTTTTCCCTCAGTTTGTGGGAGAGTTTGGTGGATACGACACTATTGACTACAAATCCCTTAATAAGGAGCTGCTAACATGCCTCTAGTTACAAGCAAAGGCTATCAATTAGTGCCTGACTTATCAGGGGTTGCAGCCAAGATAGGCCAAGCAATGCAGTCTAAGCGAAATCAACAACGTCAAGACGCGCAGACAGCCAAAAAAGAGCAAGCGATTAAGATTAAACGAGCAGCCCAAACAGCGGGCGCTCAAGCATTAAATGTGCGCGGGATTAAAGACTTTTCTACCCAAAGAAAACAAGTAGCTATTCTTGCTCAAAAAGCTATCGAGCGCGGAGAAGATGCTCAACCCTTCACTGACTTATTAAACATTCAGAATCAAGACGAATTTAATCTTGCTTTGACTCGAACAGCAACGAGAGCAGCTAACGCTGACAAGCTTATTGACCAAGGATTAAAGCAGCAAGAAGAATTTGAGCCTGTTATTGATGAGAAAGGGAATATCACAGCACAGCGTAACGTGCAAACTGGCAAAGTAATTGCCGACCCAAGAGCGCTTGCGGCTGCAAAAATAAAAGCTAAAAAAATAGATGGAGGCATCGAGGTAAAATCGAGCAAGATTTTAGATGACGGTACTGTTATCTCTGTACTAAAAGACAACACTATTGCTGTAACTAGTCCGGCTGGCGTAGCCTTAGAAGGTGATGAGCGGGCTGCCGCTATTGTGGACGCTCAAGAGTTTGGGGTTAATATTCAACAAAGACGCTCAAAAGGCCGAGAGCTAGGTAAGGGTGCAGGAAAAATTGCATTAGGCGCTTTTGATAAAGTTGCTAAGATACGAGAGAACGTAGGCGACCTGCAAAGAGGCATAGATTTAATTGAGAAAGAAGGTGCGACCACTGGCTTTATCTCAGACTTCTTGCCTAATATGAGAGCATCCACGCGAAAGTTTGCTAATCTTCGTCGTAAGCTAGGCTTAAATGTTGTCGCATCTGTTACGTTTGGCGCATTATCAGAAGGCGAATTAAATTTAGCAATGGATGTTGCTTTACCTAAAGGAATTAGCCCAGAAGAAACGGTTACATGGATAAAGGAAAGAATGGCCGCCCAGCAAAAATTAGTCGATAACTTGGAAGACGCTGCATTGTATCTAGCCGATCACTCCGTAGCTGAACTAATAACACGAAACAGGGCTATGGGAAAGGCCGCGAAGAAAAGAGAAGGCGGCGGAAACGATAAAAACATAGAAACATACGAGCAACGCAAAGCACGGTTATTAAGAAAATGAGCCAGATTGAAGAGCTAAAGCATCTAGCTATTGAAGCAGACCAGAATGGCGATCAAGCTACCGCATCGGCTGCAATGGATAAAATTGAGGCTCTAATGTCTAGTGA